GTTCGAGGGCACCTCTTCACGGTAGGTCTCGTCGGCAAACCACGGAATGAACACTGGGACGTAACCGTTGGTTCCTTCTACAGCACCCTTCCAGAGGTCATAGAAGACACCAGTCACACCATTGGCGGTACTCTCGACGAAGATAGCTGTGCCCTTGGTGTTGGGGACAGCCTGTGTCATCCCGTTCCAGTTTTCTAGGGCAGTGCTCTTGGTCCAGAAGGCGATCTCTGAGGCGTGAACATGGGTCAGCGTTTCACCACGGCCAATACTCTCGCCACCAGCTGTAGCAACGACAAAGGAACTGTCGAGGACGTCAAAAGACAATTCTCGGCGGCTCGAGTATTTCGTGTGTGGCTTGAGGATGTCTGGGCAGTTCTCATGATATCTCTTGGTCATATCAAAGAGGGCACGGGTACTGTCAGAGTGGTGTGTGATGACCATAGCTTTAGCGGCTGGGCGTTGGGACACCGAGAAGTAAAGGTAGCCACCAACGTAGGTCGAGAGACCCTGCTGACGGGCCTTGAGGATGATCACCCGCACCTTGCCCTCTGTAGCCACCTGTCTGGAGACGGCGTCATTGAGGATCGTCTGGGCGGTGTTCAACTTGAGTGGCTGGATGTCCCCAGACTTGGTGCGGATCTTCAGGGAGTGTTTGCTGTAGAAGTCGAAGTCATTGAGAAGGCGCTTGCGCACCTCCTTCAGTTTACTATTCGTCGCTTGGCTCATCTGGTTGCTCTTCCTCTGTGTCGCCCTCCAAGAGCGAACTTAGGAAGGCTTCGGCTTTACCAATCGTGACTTCTGATTTGGTGGTTGGTTTGGACTTGGTGAAATCCAATACCATTCGAGCAGCTGTTAGCTTGTCTCGGTTTTGCGCTGGTTCACGCATGATTTCGACAGCTGTCTTTAGCGCCTCTTTGGCGTAGCTATCGTCAATGTCGTACTCTTCGGACATGATCTGGACGATCCTTTCTGCATCTTTGCGAGACTGCTCCCTGATTGGCTCAAGCATTTCCTTAGTGTAGCCATCGATGGAACCCATAGGGCGACCACCGTTCTTACGAGGCTTTGTTGACCACTCGCGCCGAAGTGCTCTTCCCTCTTCGGTTTCCATCAGTGTGGCGAAGTAGTTCTTTCTTTTCGCCTGTGCTGCTACCTTCTTTGGGTACTTCGGCTCCTTTTTTGGGGCCTTTTGGCGTGGCTTCTTTGGTGCTCCCATTGAGACCTCCGAGAATATCTTGAGTTAAGTTGTAAGTGCCTACGCACGTCCCACAGAGTTGGTGTGCTGGGAGAGACCGTGAGATCTCCCCCAAGACTACCGTTTTCTGTGCTTTGGATAGTAACGTAGACGCAAGCACAGCCTCTATCCGTGTCAGGATATCGACCATGTCAAAGACAGTCTTGTTCATGTGCTTTCCTATGCAGTCAGCATGCCTCGTTGTGGGGACAGTGCCCCAGCTGGCATTTGCTGCTGTTCTTCTTCTTCTGGTGCTTGAGATTTGGCGAGGATAGCCATGACCGCAGCGACAACCATTGCGAGTGGGTGGTTGTAGAACTGGATCTTCTTGTTGCCAGATTTATTGAACACTTCCCTGATCATTTGGGCAGTTGCTGGGGCAACACGCTTCATGGTCTTTGGGTCATGAGCATACATGATCAAGGCATCAACTGTGAGTTCACCAATGGACCGCTCATAGTTTCGGTGGTCTTTCAGTTCCTTTTGGACTTTGGCCTTACTAGCTTCAAAGTCTGCACCGTTGATCTCATATTGCTTCTTAGCATTTTTGAGCATCATAGCCATGGACTTTGCGCCTCGGATTGGGGCTGAGACACCACCACTGGTAAACTGACCAAGGTCTTGGATGTGTTTCAGTTCAGCGAGAACCTGTCGGCGAACTGGGTCGCCCTTAGCCTTACCAAGGGCAAAGTCCATGATACCCTCGATGCTGTTTCCCCCATAGACATCAGGTTGACCAGTGAGGCCATTCTGGGTCGGCAGTTCCCCTAAGAAGTTTCCAGTCCTGACACTAGATACACCAACACCATGGAGCGTCTCATGTAGAGCCGTCACAAGTTCATTGATGTCCCCTGTGCGTACTACGTGGGCAACTCTTTGACGTTGCTGGTAAACACCCATCGCATTTTCATTTACTGAAGGAACTGCATCCTGCATGTCAGCATTTGAATTGTAGAACTTGATGGAGATATTGTAGGCGTCAGCTAGACGCTGAACGCCCGCCAAATCCTTGATGCCATTCTCAAACTCAGACCCAGCCTTGCCAATTTCTATAGAGGCGTTGGCTAGGGGAGCCTGTTGCTTTACTTCGGCAACTTTTGGAGGACTGCTTGCAGTGGGATTGTTTGGCGTGGGGCTGGTTCCTGAGAGGATGCCTCCGCCTTGGATGGACTGCCTTGCTTGGCCTGGGCTAGTGCCACTAGTCCCTCGATAAAGTCCTTCATCGACTCCTTGGGAACCTGGCTGATTATTGATGGCTCCGTCTCCGTCTGCATTGGGGAGTGCTTCTTGGATTTGGTCATTTGTTATTCCTCCAGCTTCAGCCAACATGATTGCGGCATCTAGATAATCATTATCTGCGCCTCTTCCAGGGGCAACACCTAAATGCCTAAATAGTTGCTTCTCAGGATACCACATAAGTGCCTGGAAATCAGCTGTTTCGATGTTGTAGCCAAGATCACGTAGTTTAGCGATTGCAGCCTTTGTGACGTCACGCATGTATGCACGTTCACCAGGCCCTTTAGGCGTAGCCTGTAGTTGTGGTGACAGGTTGCGTTTCATAGTACCCGTGGCGTTTGCTAGTTCTGGTTTTGGAACCTTCTGGTCCGTTCCCTTCAAACGCTTTGACTCTTGGCGATAGAAACTCTGGTATCTACTCTCAAGATTTAAGACAAACGCATCTAGAGTGTCATTATTCTTTAGGTCGGCCCTGGTTAGGTCCATGTCCTTGAGTGTTTCTTTTGTCAAACGCTTCTCAAGGGCATCCTGGTTCTTTGTTTGAAGAGCCTTACGCACACGCGCACGGTTTTTATCTAAGTCTTTATTTGCCTCAAAAGGACGCCCGACATGACGGTTCCACATGCGCATCCACCAGATGTCCATCGTTAGTGGATCATAGTTGCCACGGATGTTCTGGTAGAAGCCCTGACCGATCTTAGGACCAATGATGTAAGACCCCTTAACGGCAGCGTTTGCACCTTCAGACGAAGGTACCTTAATGTTAGTATCATATTGCTCGTTAAAACGTGCAATGTAATCATTAAGTTCATTAACGGTGAAGTCCCCGTCCAGGAAGTCCTGGATAGGCATGTTGGCACCAGAGGATTGGTAAGCATTAAAGAAGTCAAATGCCTCGAGCATTGCTGCATTACGCTCACCACCTTTCTTCCAAGTATTAGTAGGCATCTGACCGTTGTCCATAAAGTGACGGAATACCTCTAACGCATACTGGAAGTTGTCGGCTACGGCTTGACCGTTTGACGTAACCGCTAGTGCAAAGTCAAATGCTGCTTCTGCATCTGCGGATTGTGTTACACGTGGGTCTACAAGAGAGACCACACGCTTCGCTGCTTGCAACTTACGATCATACCACCCGATGGCATTGGCATCACTCTGGAGAGCATTAACAGCTTCTGTCGCCATGTAGCTTGAGATAATGTCTACGTTCTCTGGCGTGTACTCAAACGCCTCATCACGACCTGTCGCTGCTTTCCACTTCTGGTACATGTAGTCAGCGGCCTCGACCAGTGTGCGTTTTGTCTTGGGCTTGTATGTGCCCTCACGCATCTTCTGGATGTCGGCCTCGCTCGGTGATGAGTTGAGACGGGTGACATCGATCTCATTGTCTGGAATATTAAGTGGATTGATGAAAGACTGCAACGCTGGGCGGGGTGCGGAGTTACGTGGGGCTGCGTTCTGCTGACCTATAACACGGGCCGCATATGGCTCAACGTAGGCTGCAACAGCATCTGGATCTACACCATCGAGACCTGAGAGGATCTCATTGACCTTACCAGCTGGGTCGGAACCTAAGTTCATCCCCATCTCGTCCAAAGCACTCAAGATCTTCGTCTTGTCTGCAGGGGACATCGTAGGATCAGTCTTTACACCATCCTTGAGATCTTGCAGCATCGCTTTGTTGTCATCGATGCCACGTTGGTAGTTCTCTGGGGATGTCTGGATGGGCGAACCAGTAGC